GGATTATGGTTACAAAAGTACTTTAATAACACAAGCACAACGAGAGTGTAGGGAAATCGGCGGGAACTGGCTAATACTGGACTCCTACTGGGATAACCAATATGGACCTGATCGGCTCATAGCTACCGCCTACAAATTAGACTGGGGCAAAGGGAAATCTTTCCAAGGGCAGCTAGTGATGGATGGATTTACTGAAACAAAACTCAAAGAAGAATGGAATAAAAGAGGGATAAAGCCTTATGAGGGAGTTTATCAGGCAATAACTGCAGATAATGGGTACAAGTTTAAAATCGGAATTTATAAAAACGCACCCAATGACAAATACTACATCAATTATTTGTCGGGTATGGGCGGCGTGCGAAGTTGGAAAGAAGGCGATGTAATAGGGATTGTTGAATCCACTGCTCTGCAAGGTGTGTTTCTTGGAGATTGGGTGAAACTTGATAAGTACAGCACTCCCGCCGAATTAGTATTTACGAACAGTGGTTCTTTTACAGTTTCTTATATCCCTTGGAACCAAAGTAATAAACAAGATATCAGTTATATTAGGACTTTCCCCAAAGACATCGTAGATACTGGGTCTGACTTCTCATCTAGTACTGGTACAGGTTTTCTGCTAAGCACTAAAGGCTATATCGTGACTTGTCATCATGTTGTTAAAAACGCTAAAAAGATATACGTAATAGATAACAATAGAAGCAAAACCCGATTAGCGGCGACTGTGTCCGTTTCAGACGCTAACAACGATCTTTGCATTATAAAAGTCAACGGATTATCATTGGGGTACGGTAGTTCTTTACCTTACGGATTCGACGATGCACTAAATAGAACAGGTGAATCTGTGTTTTGTATGGGATATCCCTTAACTCAAGTTATGGGAAATGAGATCAAGGTTACAAACGGAATAATAAGCTCTGTTACTGGGTATCAAGGCGATGTTTCAAGCTATCAATTCAGTGCACCAGCACAGCCAGGTAATAGTGGCGGTCCTCTGTTTAACTCCTCTGGTAACGTGATTGGAGTGGTTAATGCAAAGATATCACAAGCCGAGAATGTCTCCTACGCTGTTAAAACATCATATTTAAACAATTTGATTGGTCTTCTTAGTGACGATATTAGAATCAGCAAAACCACCCAAGCCAGCAGTTCACTTTCCTCCTTAGTAGAGAAGTTCAAGCCAGCAGTGTACATCATAGAGGTTGAATATTAGTATACTTCAAGCTCTTTAAAATGTATCGTCAGAGGACTTCTGTCGTCGTCCTACACTTCCAATGAAACGGTGGAAAGGGTGTATGCGCTCCTGAGACACCAACCGGGTTCATCTCTGAGTCGTATTCGATCTGATCCTCTTTGATCCAGGGAGCGAGGGCTTTGATGTAGTCTCTGGCATCATCCAGGCTGTTGGACTTGGTGTCTAGAGCCATAAGGTTATCCATCACCTCGATTGCATTGTTTAGAGGATAGATCTTATCCTGGGCTGCCAATGCCCTGCAGATGTCACTGGTGCGGTCATCCATGATCACCACGAGCTTGTAGTATTTGGCTTTGGCTTTCTTGTAGCCTTGCAGCCTTCCGAACTCACGTATTCTGAGGGCAGTGTGCTCTGCCAGTCCCTGCCAGTAGTGGGACGATCGGTTGGCGAGGTCGCTGAACTGGTCTTTGAGGTTATCGGCAAGCATCTCTTTGGTATAGCCCTTCTCGATGGCTTTGGATAGGGTATCTGCAAAGTTCTGCCGGATATCCGCTTCAAAGTGATTACCGATCCAGAACAACTGCTGCTTCTGAATGGTGGATGAGAGATGCTGATCTTCAATGCCCCAGAGCCCGATGCTGGTCTTGGTAGGGGCTTGCACTTGGGTGTCCTTGAGTCCGAGCCGCACACAGCGGTCTATTATCGCTTTGGTGGGCTCATTGACCAGTGCTGCGAAGTCATCTCCCAGTTGAGTATTGATGATGCCCATAAGCTTATCTATTGAGCCTTGGTTGAGCTTCTCGGCTCGGGGCATGTCACTCAGCATCTGGATGGCAAGTCGTGTAGCATCTCTAATCTCGGTTTTCCAGGCATTATTGAGGACCCGGTAGTACTCAAGCATCAGATTATCGTAATAGTTCATTAGAAGCTGAACCTCCGGACTTTCACTCTGTTCCTGCCAATATCATATTCCGAGAAACGCTCCAGACATCCAGCCAAGGCATCACAGCCATCAATATAGCCATCAGGATAAGTGAGGAACTGGGATATTAGGGTGGGAGTATCCTGTCCCTCCGGAAAGAGTACCTTGGCTGTCTCGATGATGGTCTCAGTGCGTTCTATGCGCAGGTTCTTATTATCTTTGTTATCGATCCGCTTGATGCGGTGGCTTATCGGTGGCAGATTGTTATCTGTAGCCCACCGATCGAAGTCAGCAAGGATACGTGCCTGACCATAGGTAGTTTCACAGGCGGCTCTGGCTTTCACTCTGTAAACTCTATCCAACTCCTGATAGGCATCAAAGTAGTATCTGAAGAACTTGGTGTTCTCGGTCTGACGTATCCAGACATGGATAACGTAGAACCTGTTACCATCATAGCCTACGGAGATGACAGCTTTGTAACAACCCTTCTCTCCCCAGGCAGGATCGGCATAGAGCCAGACTCGCTTCATCTGGGATGGTTCAGGTAAGGTTCTATACTTAGTGAACCAGTGGTTCTTGAAGATATTCCCTTCGATCACCGGCTGACCTAGCATCTCCCTCTGATAACCGGTATGTCCGAACTTGGCTCGCAGGTTAGGAAGAGTGGCAGTAGGGTATTGCTCCTCCCAGTTGGACTTGCCATACATATCTTCGAGAGAGAATCGCAATATCGCTTTTTGGTGCGTTTTCAGAACCGACTGGTATCCAGAGGCGAAATCTGGATTATCGGCCCGTAAATCGCCTAATATGAGCTCCTGAAACTGGCAGATGGAGTAATTGGGATGTACCAGGTTACCGAGCCAGACGATCTTGCCATTTCCCTCCGGTGAGAGAGCTCCGGCAAGCTCCTGGGTGATCTTCTCCATGCGTCTCTTACCGATGGACTGGTTACCCATATTCTCTTCTTTGTCGATATCGTCACAGACGATCAGCCCGGGCCGTTTGGCTGTCTTGGGATTGATAGTTCCCCTATGAGACTGCTTGATACTTCTGGCTCTGATCCTGGCTTTATTCTTGAGATAGAAGTCCAAGTCAAAGCTATCCACAGGCTGCAGCTCAGGATAGTCCGTTGTGAGCCGCTTATTGTTCTGTAGCTCATGCAGAGTGAAAGCGGTGCGCTCCTGAGCCAGATCTATGTCTGCGGCTGTATGGATCACATAGCGCTCACCTTTGATGATCATCCAGATAGGATAGACCACTCCCATGAGAACCGTTTTGCCCAGCCCACGAAAACCGGTGATGGCGATGATGCCTGAGCCCTTATCAGTCTCATCGAACATGGTCTCATGTGCTGGGCAAAAAGGTAGTGGGAAGATATGCGGGAAATAGGTATGGCAAAAGAACGAGAAGGCATCCCAGCCTTCTGCAGTGGTGCGTCTTATCCGCTCTGCCTTGGCTTCGGGATTATCGTCTATAAAAGGCAAGACGGAGATCGTTTTGGATGCGATCTCCGTCAGAGCCTTGTTATGCCGCTGAATGAACTTCTTAGGCATAACCGGGTAACCCCCCGACGCCCAGGGGGGCGGGCGTCGGGGACCCGGAGGTCGGAGGACTGACCATGTCGGGCTGTTGGTTTGGAGGGTAGGTCGGGTCTGTAGGCTTAGGCTGGGGAGTCCTTATGTAGGATGCAGGAAGGTTAACCATTTCTCACTCTCAGGTATTCTGCCAGATCGTGCAGAATGCTTTGGAACTGCTTAAGCAAGGTCTCATGCCCTTTCTCGATCATGAAGTCGGTAACCTGATCCAGGAACTTGACGATGTAGTCGTTCAGTTCTTTGGAGGGCTGCCGGTCTTTTTGATCCTGCTTCATCATGCTAACTAGGCTCTGGATGGCAGTATCGGCAGGGTTCTTGGCATATTCCCGGAGCGCTTGAATGAGTGCCTTCTTGCGGGCTATGGCGATCTCGTGGTCGAGTTGGTTCTCTTCTTTGAAGAGCTCGTCCCACTTACCGCCTTTGATCCACTTGCGAACGGTGATATCGGAAACTCCGAAGATCATCGCCAGTTCATAGGGATCAGTCTTGCCGTTCAAATATGCTTCTTTGCAGTTGTCCCGCTTGATACGGAACTCACGGCTATTACTCATACTCAGGGCGTACCTTGTGCTTTAGCAGATAGAGGTTGAGGTCTTTACCGGAGCAGCGCAGCTGTCCGTTTTCTTTAGTTCTGAAAGCAGGCAGAGGATCACCTATGTCACGTATCCAGCGGTAGACGCTGGAGCGGTCGACCTTGAGCATATCGGCTATCTCATCGGTGCGGTAGGTGCGTTCATCATTAAAGATGCTCATCGTGTTCAATTCCTCTGCAGTGTTGGTATTCATAGGTGCCATTATTCATTCTCCTGTGCTTTTATCAAATAGAGATGCATTACGCTGCCACTCTTTCTCAAAGGGCAGGGAAGTTAAGGACGATCTGGCGGAACTGTCCCGACTCGTCACGTTCGTAGAAGTTGATATACTGCTTGGTGGATACCACTTGGATGGCCTGGTCGATCAGTTCCATAGCTTCCTTCCAAGTTTGATCCTTGATGTTGTAACGGCGCAGGCGCAGGATGCGGTACTTGGCGATCTCGCCTTTCTTATCGACCTGGAAGGCTTCACTGATGATGGCTCTTAGGTTGACGTTGGAGTCTGCAGACCAGGCCTTCAGACACTCATCGATCTTCTGCTTGGCGAGTTGAAGTTCGATGCCGAACTGGATGCGTTCCTTGAACCTGATCTCAACCCGGTACTTGCCGTCAAAGCTGTTGAGAACGGCATTGCCTTTCCAGTCCAGTCCATTCTTTTCGGCTACCTGCTGGAGATACAGCTCCACGTCCTCAAAGAACTGGTTCTTGTCAGCTACCATACGGTCATGCAGTTTGATAGCCCGGTTGATGGTCTTGGTTACGATGGCATCCTGTTTAAGAATCTCCGGCCTGATGATCGAGGTGGGGATGCTCTGTCCGTTAGCGTCAATACGAGTGGGTAGGGGCTTCTTAGCCTTGGGGGTCTTGGGTGTGTCCATTAGATGTCTCCTTATTATCTTTGGCTTTCTTTTCATTCTGTTTGATATAGTTCTGCAGCATTGCGATCACAGCTCTGCGCTCCTTCTTGTTGAGTAGGTTCCAGTGAGTTTTAGAAAAGTGGTTGATCATGAATGCCCTCAGCTCGGACTCGGTCCAGCCCGCAGTCTTCATAAGATGAAACATATACTTTCCCTGGCGGTCAAAGGTAAAGACTTGGGGCCTGCCATGCTTACGGTACTTGAGCAGGAGTGTCTTCAACTCAGTTAAGCGCTCCTCCGGCAAGGCTCTGAGTGATTCGCCATAGCCCAAGCCTTTGATGATGAACCTGAAGGCATCGAGCGGCCAGTGGAATTTCTTGACCCTGAGGCCATGTATCTGTTGACGTAGTTTTCGTTCTCGCTGTTCCTGAGTCATAGAATGCCCTCGCTGTTTACTTGTGATTAGCGGTTTTAGTAGTTCTTTTACGGTGAGGAGTGTGCTTAATACCACATTCCAAGCGTTTCTGCCTGATGACGCCTTTCTTGATCACCGAGCCAACCCTGAAGGCCTTGCCTATGTCCTTGGTATAGTATCCGGACTTGCGGATACCCACCGCATCGACTGAGATCAGAGCCTCCAGGTAGAGATAAGCCCACTGGCGGCTGCGCTGCATCTTGGCAGCCAATTGCCGGATGCTCTTTATCTGGCTTAGTTCGAGCAGGAAGCAGATATCTTGGCAGGCCTTGAGGTCGAATGACCAGTTGCCGCAATGGATGGTTGATACCTTGGTAGCATACCGGCCCCGGTTAGTTACATAGATATCCTCGTATTTGGATACCCTGCGGATCACATTGCCCATAATGAGCTGGTTTAGGCGCTCCTGAACCACATCCCGGTCTACTCCGGTGCATTCACAGATCAGATCTAAGTTGAAGTAGCTGACGAAGCGGTCTACAAAGCGGTCGATCAAGATACCTTGCTCGTTCATAAGGCCCCCTGGATATGGTTCATAGCCTGGATGGGATTGATCTTGCCGCTGGCTTCGAGCATGTGCATTATCTTGATGGCTTTTCTCAGGTTGCCGGCAGCGTTGTGATTGATGTAGTTAACCAGAGACTCCGGGCAGGGGATGTTCATCAGCTCCGTGCCTAACATTCTTATATCGTCCTTGCTCACCGCTTCGAACTCATAGAAGTAGTTGCAGCGGTCGAAGTAGTAGGCATTGATCTGGTTAAGCCTGTCCATAGCATTCTGCATGCCCACCAGGATCACCACTGCGAAGGTCTCATCCACCAGATCTCTGATCGATCCGAGTAACTGAGGATAGCGGAAGGCATAGTCGATCTCATCGATAATAATGACGGTATCCTCATTATCAAGCAGTAGTTGGATACATTGCTTATAGATGTTGTTGGTGGTTCCCACTGGG